ACAGCATTGTTATTGTAGATGAATTTCAAAATTTAACTCGCTCACAATTAAGGATGGCTTTAGGAAGATTAGGAAAAAATTCAACAATGATATTTTGTGGTGACAACCAACAAATTGATTTAAAAGACACAAATTACTCAGCAATCCATGATATAGCTAAAATTACAGACTCTGATTATGTTTATAAAAGAGTATTAGAAGACAACCATCGTCATGAAGCTATAGATGATGTGTTTGATCGTTTGACAAAAATGTAATTATTTATTTTTCTATTATATTTATTATAGAATAAACTTAAAATATTATGGCTACAACTAAACTTAAAGGTGTTTTTTACAATGCTCCCATTACTGAAATTGAAAATGCACTTACAATAAATGGGGAATCATTTTTTTTATCTCGTAAAACAACTGATCAAATCCCTTTTAGATTTTTAAGAGGTAAATCTTCAATAGCAGAAGGTGGATTTTTTGATGATAGTAAAGTTAGTGATTTAAAAATTATAAAATTAGATGAAAGGTATAATTATGTAGGCATTAAATTTAGAGATTTTAAAGAAATGATGATTCTTTATATAAATTCAACGGCATCATCTACAGCCGCAGCTACTAAAATGAGTGGTAGTTTTTTTAGAGATGGTAGACTAGGAAATCTTTTAGATGATGATGCCTTTATAACATTTATTGAAGAAGATAATTCACAAATATCAACTTATAGAGAAGCGGGCACAGACAGTGGGGGAGCACCTATTATCCAATCTAATGATACTTTTCCTAGATTAATTTTTCAATCATCATCAGGTATAGTAAATTCAGATGGTTACATAGATATAACATTTAAAAATACATCTAGTTTTGCAACTAATGCATCTTATTCATTTGATCCAGGAGGGGGAGACCATACAATAACTCAACGAGGATACACATCTTCTTTTAAACACAGATTTTTTAACACAGGATCAGTTCGTAATGGAATAGCTCTATCAGGAAGTGAATCTGGATCTGTAAGAGGTAAAGGAACAGTTAAATATGTAAATGATAATAATAGTGTTGATGGTAGATATATTAGTTATTTAGTAAAAGCTAAAATTTATGGTGACGGGGAATATGACCCCGGAAGTAAAGACAGTAGTGATTTTTACATTCCTAGCTCAGTAGTATTTGTACCTATTAAAGAAATTATAGTATACCAAAATACTGTTAAAATTAGAAGTGGTTCATTTAGATATAATTCATCTAGTAAAGCAGTAGCATCCTCATCAGGAATTACAACTACTTTATACTACCAATCAGGATCAAATGGCCCTTCAGGATCTTTTACAGGTAGTGGTACCCCAAATCAAGGCTCACATATATTTCTAAATTCTACTTTAACATCCCCTGCATCCTCAGGATATTATGCAGTGTCAGGAGGTTCTGATGTATTTCATGCATTTAAAGGAGGTCTTACTAGTGATGTAACGGGTAGTGGGGTAGGCGGAACAATCGAATACCAAATACCAAGATTTGTTTCAAGATCTGTTGGACCTTTCTAGGATTTGTTTATATTTATATAGGAACCAACCTATTTAAAAATGGCAAATATCCCTATATGGCCCGGATCCTCATCATTTTCAAAAGGAGACACACCTTTTGGTTTTTATGATAAAGACACTGAATTTACATCCTCAGCACCCCAAGTTGCAGACTGGTGCGCAAGACGTTTAGGTTATCCTCTTGTAGACATTGAATTACAAGCAGTTAATTTTTTTACATGTTTTGAAGAAGCTGTAAATGAATATGGTTCTCAACTTTATCATTTCCAAATAATTAATAATTTTCATACTTTAGAAGGCACTTCTACACGTTCAGGTTCAGCAAGTTTAAATGAACAAGTTGTCACTCCTAATTTAGGTAATACAATTAATGTAGCTGAACAATATGGTAGTGAAACTGATGGAGCAGGAGGGAATTACAAATTAGAAAAAGGAATATTAAATGTAGTAGCAGGCCAACAAGGATATGATTTACTTTCAGATGTTTCATCTTCATTAAGTGGTTCAGAAGATGTTTATTTAAAACGAGTTTACCATTATGCCCCTTCTGCAATCAATAGATATTTTGACCCATACGCAGGTACAGGAACAGGAATTCAATCATTAATGCAATCATTTGGATTTGGTAATTTTTCACCAGGTGTTAACTTTATGTTAATGCCTATGTATTTTGATGTTTTAAAATTACAAGCTATTGAATTAAATGATTCAATTAGAAAATCAGCATATCACTTTGATGTAGAAGATAATAGATATTTAAAACTATTCCCTATACCTAAACAAAGTTACACTTTACATTACGAATATGTTTTAAAATCCACAGCTAATGATCCAGTTAAACATCCATCACAATCTGGCAGTAAAGTAACTAATTTATCTAATGCCCCCTATAGCAATCCTATTTATACTAATATTAATGAACCTGGAAGACAGTGGATTCGTAGATATGCTTTAGCATTAGCCAAAGAAATGTTAGGTAGTGTTAGAGGTAAATACCAATCAGTTCCAATTCCAGGTGACACAACAACCTTAGATTTTGCCCGATTATTAAGCGAAGCCGCCTCTGAAAAAACAGCCTTAATTGAAGAATTAAAAACATTCTTAGAAGAAACAACCAGAGTTAAACAACTTGAAAGACAAAATCAAGAAGCACAATTAACTCAAGAAACTTTCTTTAAAGTCCCATACCCAATTTATATAGGATAATGATTAAATTAACAAACATATTAACAGAGATGCTGAACACATTTGAGGTTCAAGCAGTTATATTATCGGATAGAAATTCCAATATTTCAGATATATTAGATTCAATTAGAGCTGTAAAAAGTATAACAACTGTTCGTAATATTACTCCACCTGAATACCCACAAAGAGAAGGTATAGAATATACTTTAGTTATAGTTAAATTTGTAACACGAATAGATGCAAAACAAAATTTACAACAAATTAAAGACGACATTTTAACTTCAGACAGAAGTGAAACAGATTTAAGAGTACCAGGAGTAAAATCATTCAAGTATAAAATTGACACTATAACACGCAAATAATGGCTTTATTCGGAGGATCTAGAGACATATCATTATTTCAAAATTTAAGTAAAGAACTTATAAACGACATCATCCAAACAGAAGTCGCATATTATAAATTTGCTTTAGAACAAACTAATGTAAATGTTTATGGTGAAGCCCCCGGTAAAAATTATTATGAACCGTTGAAAATAGCGAGTTTAATCAACAGACAAGACCAATCGTGGTCGTCCGATGATTTTGGTCCTGATGTTAATCAAGTCATTGATTTTAGATTTTTAAAACAAGAATTAAAGGACATAAATTTATTACCTGAAGTAGGAGATTTAATTTTATTTCGTAATAATTTTTATGAAGTAGACAGCAGAACAGAAAATCAACTTTTTATGGGTAGAGATCCAGATTATGCTTTATCCACAGAAACTATAGATTTTGGAGACAGTTATTCTATGATAGTAAATACACATATTTCAAGAGTAGAAAAATTAAATTTAATACCTCTTAGAGGTGGTAAATATCCTACAACTATAAAAGTAGATGGAGCAATAGCAAACCCTATGTCAGGTAGTATATAATAGATTAATAAAAAAATGTCAGATAAAAGAATAGATCCAAGAAGACCAATACCTGCAAGTGGGTATGATAAATTAAGACAAAACCTCCAATCAGGTTTTGCCGAAGGTTTTCCTGTTGAAAACTTTCCAAATCCTGACAATAGAGCAAACATTAATAGAGGTACAATAACATCAAGGAAAGATGACACAGTACAAGATGTTTCAATTGGTTTATTAGACCATGATGAAGCAGTAATGTATTATTTTAATAATGTTATAAAACCTAATATAATATCAAATGGTGATAATATTAATGTTCCTGTAATGTATGGAGCCCCTGAAAGATGGAAAGCTGTTCAAAAAGATGGATATTTTAGAGACAAAGAAGGTAAACTTCAGGTTCCCCTTATTATGTTTAAAAGAAACTCAGTTGAAAAACGAAGAGATCTTGGAAACAAAATGGATGCCAATAACCCCCAATTATATTATATATTTCAAGAAAAACATAATAAAAGAAACCAATATGATAATTTCTCAGCATTACAAGATAGAAAACCATCACAACAATTTCACGCAGTTGTAATCCCCGATTTTATAACATTAAGTTATACTTGTACTATATGGTGTGATTATATATCTCAAATGAATAAATTAATTGAATCTATCAATTATTCCTCAGATTCTTATTGGGGGGACAAAGAAAAATTCAAATTTAATTCAAAAATAGATCAATTTAATAACACAACAGAATTAACAATAGGAGATAATAGAATTGTAAAAACTACATTTGATTTAAAACTACAAGGATATTTAGTACCAGACAGTATTAACAAAGAATTAACACAACACCCCTCTAAATTCTTCAGTAAATCCTCAATTATATTTAATGGAGAACTGTCAGTTTTACCTACAGGAAAACCGTTAACACGAGAAGAAGTAAGAAAGGCGCTAGGAACTCAAAATATTGAACATTTAATAGACGGGTTAGGGTTAGAGGATATAAGTATTGACGGTAACTTTACTTTATAATTTATAAATTATGCAAAAGAATAGAGAAGAATTAAAACAATTATTTAGTACAGGAGATAAACTTACAGCTGCTAGTTTTCAAGAACTAATAGATTCTTTAATTTCCACAGGGGAAGATTCATCTATTAGTGGTAGTTTATTACCTTATATAAGAAATGAATTTAATTTAGGGAGTCCACAAAAACCATGGAAAGAAATATATGTTCATGATGGGTCTCTTAATTTTGTGGATGATGATGGCACTGTTACTTCATTTAGTAAAGATGATTTACAAGCATCCAAACAAGACACAGCCAACAGATCAGCAGACACAGGGTTTTCTGTTAAAAAAATCACATCTTTTAATAATACAAGTAGTACGTATATAGACCTTAATACTACTACAAGAGGAGTACAAGCTGGTACAGCTATAGACTTTAAAGTTAAAAATACATATGAAGCCCTCCATATGAGTGAGGATAGAATCTCAATAGGTCCTACAAACAACTTTCCCGTTGAGATCACAGGTGCTTTAGATGTTAAAGCCAATTCGGGCGTACCTCACAAATTAGGGGGACTAGTCCAAATCACAGGGGAATCAGAAGGAAGCGGTATATCAGGGTTTGAAGTTTCAGGTTCTTTAATCCAATCTAGTTCGGGGGGTATAGTTACTTTTGATAACGATGGTTCATCTTTTAGAGGGGGTAATGTAGTGGTGGAAAATGCTATCATAGCACAACCAGGAAAAATCCAAACTACTTTAGATATAGGAACACCAACAGTCCCCGCAATAGCTAATTATTTAGGAACGGGGGATGATGATAGAATGGAAATTATTTCTAATGTTACCGTGAAAATCCACCCAGGTTCCAAAATGATAGTAAAATCCATACAACCAAATGTTAATTTTAAACCAGAAGAGGGGGAAATTATTATATCAGATCCTTTTGGGATTTCAGATATAACATTAGGTCAGGGTGCTCAAGGAACCAACCCCCAATACATTGATAGTAACTTTAAAGTACCTTTAGGAAATTATGCAAAATGGTATGGCCCTATTTTTATAGGAAGGCAAATATCAAGATTATCATCAACCCCACAAGTTAAAAGTGGCGCAAGTCTTAGAATAGATACTAATGCCCAAGTTAGAATACAATCTTTTTAAATAAAAAAAAATGAGTGAATTAATAGTAGAAAAAATAGCTCCACAAAGTGAGATTTTAGATATAAAGGGAGCACTAATACTTCAAGGTAACTTAGAAGCGAATGGTACTTTCCTTTCTACATATTTACATGTTAAACCTAATGATTTAGATATACCCACTATTACCATTAATGATACAGGTGGGTATGGTTTTTCTTATTTTACAGATAGTAAAACTTTAGAGATTGATAAAAATAATCCTAATAAAGGTATAAAATTCCATACTGTTGTACCGGGTGAAATTAAGGCGAAGTTAAACCCTATAGATACTATTACCATAGGGGGAATCCAAGGGAATTTAGGTAATATAACAATTACCCCTTCTTCAAAAACAGGTCCATTTACCTCCTTAAAAGAAAATGTTCTAATAGAAACTGAAAATTTACTTGTTAAAGATAATAATTTAGCATTAAAAGATACTTTAAGTAATAAAGGGGTATATACTTTAATGACTACAGGTTCTATACTTTATTTAGGGTCATTACCTAAACAATCAACCACATTTAAAATATCAAATAAAACTTTAAAGGGTTCAGGTACAAGTTATAGAAGCTTTGATTCTGGTTCGGTAGTTGTTAGAAGTAATTTCCATGCATTAGGAGAAAATACCCATATTCATGGTAGATTAAAAATAGGTAGGGGTTCTGTAACCTCTGAAGATTATTATACAACATATACCCATTTCACAGGAAATAGTTCTGATGATGATGGTGTAGGACAATCCGATTTAGACCAGTCTTATTCTGGCTCCCTTCGGGTTGCCGCCGGTAAAGAAGGTATACCACAATCCCAAATATTAACTAATATAATTAATGGGGGTTATGGTCAAGGTCCCCAAGATGAATATAATACATTAGTTGGTATTTTAGGTTTACCAAATGAATATGATTATACTGAAGCACTCCTCATACTTCAAGCTGAATTAGGGGTAATATTTGACGAGGGTGTCCCAATTGTGACTTGTGAGTATTTGCCTCAATCATCGAATTCCCAACAAACCGTAACCGTAACATATGGGAGTTGGCCCTCAACTTATTCAACTACTCATACTCTTGATGGATCACCCATAAGTTATTATTGGGAAGAAGCTTTTGAGGACTTTGATGAAATTAATACCCTTGAAGAAGCAGTAGAGGCAACTATAAATGATACCTATTATAATCCAGATTCCGTTTATTTTGTATCACCACTCACAGGCTCAGGAAGAGATGGTCAACCAAATATAATGTCAAGAGGCTCCCTTACTATTGGTTTAGATAGTTTAGGTTCAAGTTCAAATAGATTTTTTGAAGTAATTTCGGGTATAGGTGATGTAAAAGACTACGCAAGTGCTGATACATTACTTTTAGTAAATGATAACACTGGACAAACTTTTGTAAAACATTTAAGTTCAAGTGGGGATTTATTTGCTAGTATGTCGGATGCATCAAATGAGTTAGATCCTCTACTCCAACATGTTGTAGTAGTAGATACAGCTTCAGGTAAATTTTTCTTTACAGGAAGTTATGGAGTAGGAAGTGATGGAGAAGGAGTTGGATTCCCTTATTCAGGGTCTGATATGTTAGTAAATGGTAATCCTGATGGTACACAAGCAGTTATTACAGGATCACTTTTCTTAAGTGGATCAGGTAACATAACAGCTTCGGGACATATATCTTCAAGTCACTTTTATGGGGACTTAACAGGAACAGCAAGTTATGCATTAAATGCCTCAGAAAGTGTAAGTTCAAGCTACGCATCAAGTTCATACTCAGCAAGTTTCGCAAGTAGTTCAACAAGCGCAAGTTTCGCAAGTAGTTCAACAAGCGCAAGCTACGCTTCAAGCTCAACTTCAGCTAGTTATGCTGCAAATGCATTAACTAAATTTTTAGAATTAACTGATGTTGATACTACCTGTGATCCATTTTCTGGTTTTTACCCCATAATAGGAGATGTTGAGGCTGACCCTACATTTGGTATTACTGAAGACACAGTAACAGGACAATTTACAGGACTACCAGGTTTTATACCTGTAGTAAATATTAATGGAACCAAACTTCAATTATCTAGAAAAGTCGCAAGTGCTAGTTTTGCTGATAATGTGGATGAAGCTACAACAGCACTTACAGGGGGTAAATTTCAAGCCGGTGGCTTTGGATTCACAACAGAAGAAGTATCCTCTAAATTCCAAATACCAGCTGGCTTTGAGGCATACGGGTTAGATTCATCCATAGAAGGAAACCTTACAATTAGTGGTACATTAGCGGTCAGTGATGCCGTAACTATTGCTGATATACAAATTTCCTCTTCAGCCAACGCATTTACATTTGGTTCAGGGTCAGCTAATAATATTACTCATCAAATGACAGGTAATTTAGCTTTATCTGCGAGCACAGGTATTACAGCTTACATGCCGGATAACACAGTTGGATTCCATGGTACTTCAAGTCATGCTTTAACTGCAAGCTACATAGATGCTGATGATATTGAGGGTAACGTAAATGGTTTCCCCTTCTCAGGTTCGGCAATCATAACAGGATCACTTTTATTAAGTGGATCAGGTGATATAACATCTTATGGTACTATAAGTGCAAGTGCGTTTTCTGGTTCATTAGAAGGAACAGCAAGCTATGCTACAGATGCTTCCCAAAGTGTAAGCGCAAGTTTTGCATCAAGTTCATACTCAGCAAGTTTCGCAAGTAGTTCAACAAGCGCTAGTTTTGCATCTAGTTCAACAAGCGCAAGTTTCGCATCAAGCTCAAATTCAGCAAGTTTCGCCTCAATGTCATATAGTGCAAGTTATGCATCAAGTTCAACAACTGCAAGTCATGCTTTAACTGCAAGCTACATAGATGCTGATGGTATTGTGGGTAACGTAAATGGTTTCCCATATTCAGGGTCTGATGTAGTAGTAAATGATAACCCTGCGGGAACTCAAGCAGTTATTACTGGTTCTTTATTTTTAAGTGGATCAGGTAATATAACAGCTTCGGGACACATATCTTCAAGCCATTTTTATGGAGACTTAACAGGAACAGCAAGTTACGCTACAGATGCTTCGCAAAGTGTAAGCGCAAGTTTTGCCTCAAGCTCAAATTCAGCAAGTTATGCTTCAATGTCATTTAGTGCAAGTTATGCTTCAATGTCATTTAGTGCAAGTTATGCTTCACACTCATCAACTGCAAGTTTTGCAAGTAGTGTTCTTCAAAATTTCACTTCACTTACAGATGTTCCATCTGGAAATGGTGAAAATGACACACCTGCTACAGCAGCAGAAAACACATACCCAAATCAAACAGCAAATTTTGCTGTAGTTGTAGATGAAAATGGTACAGCATTAGATTTTGTTCAAGCAGTTCAAAGCGCAAGTTTTGCATCTAGTTCAGATTCAGCAAGTTATGCTACATTTGCTAGTCAATCTGAAACAGCAAGTTATGCAAGTAATGTTGCAACAAAATTTACAGATTTAATAGATGTAGACGATACATTAAAAGATGATAGTGCTAACCCTGAAGGTGATACAAACTTAGCAGGATTAGCTAATTATATTATAACAGTTGAACCTGTAGGAAATAAATTAGAAGCTGTTAAATCAGTTAAAAGCGCAAGTCATGCAGACTATGCAAGTAGTTCACTTTTTGCTATAACCGCAAGTTACACAATTGGTACTGTAGAAGGAACTTCAAGCTGGGCGTATAGCGCTTCAAACGCAGTTATGGCGGAATCAGCAAGTGAAGCTAATTTTGCAAGTAGTTCAATAAGCTCAAGTTATATACATGCTGATAATATACATGATCACGATTTTATAAATTTAGATGACACAGCAAATTCATATGGTAATGAAGGAGATACATTAGTTTTAGATGCATCAAATACATTAATATTTACATCTTCAGCTGCAAATGCAACAAGCGCAAGCCACGCAGACAACTCAATAACTTCAATAACATCTAGTTACAGCACAGTTTCATTGTTCGCAAGTAGCTCAACAAGCGCAAGTCATGCAGACCATGCAAGTAGTTCACTTTTTGCTATAACCGCAAGTTACACAATTGGTACTGTAGAAGGAACTTCAAGCTGGGCGTATAGCGCTTCAAACGCAGTTATGGCGGAATCAGCAAGTGAAGCAGTCCACGCAATAACTGGTGGATATGCAGACTCAAATTTCTACGCCCACGACACAACAATACAAGGTGACCTTACAGTTAGTGGTTCAGTAGGAATTGTAGGGGGAGGATTAACAATTAATGACATTCAAATATCATCTTCAGTAGATGCATTTGTATTTGGTTCAGGATCCACTAATGATATAATTCATCAAATGACAGGTAATCTATATTTGTCATCAAGTGTAGGTATTATGGCTAGTATGTCAGCTAATACAGTTGGGTTCCATGGTACTTCAAGTTGGGCTTCACAATCAGTAAGCGCAAGTTATGCACTTAGTGCAAGTTATATGTCAGGAGGAACTATAGAAGGAACAGCAAGTTATGCATTAAATGCCTCAGAAAGTGTAAGTTCAAGCTTCGCATCAAGTTCATACTCAGCAAGTTTTGCATCTAGTTCAACTTCAGCAAGTTATGCATCAAGCTCAACTTCAGCAAGTTACGCATCTAGTTCAACAAGTGCCAGTTATGCAAGTAGTTCTACAAGTGCAAGTTTTGCCTCAATGTCATATAGTGCAAGTTACGCTTCAAGCTCAACTACGGCAAGTTATGCACTTAGTGCAAGTTATATGTCAGGAGGAACTATAGAAGGAACAGCAAGTTATGCATTAGATGCTTCACAAAGTGTAAGTGCAAGCTTCGCATCAAGTTCATACTCAGCAAGTTTTGCATCTAGTTCAACTTCAGCAAGTTATGCATCAAGCTCAACTTCAGCAAGTTATATAGAATCATTCTTAAATATAGGTGATACTCCAAATCTTTATGATAATAGTGGTAGTTATGTATTACAAGTCGCTCCTAATTCAGAAAGTATAACGTTTGTTAAAACAGTCGAAAGTGCAAGTTTTGCATCTGGTTCAGATACTGCAAGTTATGCACTAACTGCAAGCTATATAAGTGCTAGTGATGTTGAAGGAACTATAGACACTACATTTTTAGACTTAACAGATACTCCATCTGTGTATACTCAAAGTTATGCTTTACAAGCTACAAATGCAAGTACATTAGAATTTGTTAAGGCAGTTCAAAGTGCAAGTTTTGCATCAAGTTCATACTCAGCAAGTTTTGCATCTAGTTCAACTTCAGCAAGTTACGCATCAAGCTCAACAAGCGCAAGCTATGCATCAATGTCATATAGTGCAAGTTATGCATCAATGTCATATAGTGCAAGTTATGCATCAATGTCAACCACAGCAAGTTATGCACTTAATGCTCAAAATGCTGAAGGAGGCAGTTTCCCTTATTCAGGGTCTGATATATTAGTAAATGATAACCCCCCAGGAACCCAAGCAGTTATTACAGGATCACTTTTCTTAAGTGGATCAGGTAACATAACAGCTTCAGGACATATATCTTCAAGCCACTTTTATGGTGATTTAACTGGTACTGCAAGCTACGCTACAGATGCTTCACAAAGTGTAAGTGCAAGCTTCGCATCAAGTTCATACTCAGCAAGTTTTGCATCAAGCTCTACAAGCGCAAGTTTCGCAAGTAGCTCCACAAGCGCAAGTTACGCTTCAAGTTCAACTTCAGCAAGTTACGCATCTAGTTCAACAAGCGCAAGTTACGCATCAAGCTCTACAAGCGCAAGTTACGCATCAAGTTCATATTCAGCTAGTTACGCATCTAGTTCAACTTCAGCAAGTTACGCATCAAGTTCATACTCAGCAAGTTTTGCCTCAAGCTCTACAAGCGCAAGTTACGCATCAAGTTCATACTCAGCAAGTTTTTCATCAATGTCATATAGTGCAAGTTACGCTTCAAGCTCAACTTCAGCAAGTTATGTAGATGGGGATAGTGTAGGGGGTATAGTAGACTCATCTAGTTTTGCCTCACATTCACAAGAAATTTATGTAGACACAAAAAATCCAAATGGTGCAGCATTAGATCAAAGTGATGTAGATTATAGTATATTATTTTCAGCAGATTCTAATAGAGGAAATCATGCGATATCAAATGGAGAAGGTTTTACAGAAGTAGGTGTTTCACAATCATTAAATTATAACGCAGCTAATTCAAGATTAACTACAAAAGTATTCTCTTCTAGTTTTGCTTCTGTAGAAGGTCACATAGCATTTATAGGAACAGCAAGTTATACATTAGATGCTTCACAAAGTGTAAGTGCAAGCTTCGCATCAAGTTCATACTCAGCAAGTTTTGCCTCAAGCTCTACAAGCGCTAGTTTTGCTTCAAGTTCCACAAGCGCAAGTTACGCTTCAAGTTCAACTTCATCAAGTTACGCATCTAGTTCAACAAGCGCAAGTTACGCATCAAGTTCATACTCAGCAAGTTTTGCATCAATGTCATATAGTGCAAGTTACGCTTCAAGCTCAACCTCAGCAAGTTATGCATATAGCGCAGAAACAGTAAACACCTCAAGCCAGTCAACTCACGCAGTAACTGGGGGGTACGCTGATTTAGACTTTTATGCTCATGATACCTTAATAGATGGTGATCTTACAGTTAGTGGTTCAATAGCAATAACAGCAGGTTTAACTATAAGTGATGTACAAATTTCTTCTTCAACCAACGCATTTACATTTGGTTCAGGTTCAGTTAATAGTGTAACTCATCAAATGACAGGTAACTTACATTTAAGTTCAAGTGTAGGTATTATGGCTAGTATGTCAGCTAATACAGTTGGGTTCCATGGTACTTCAAGTTGGGCTTCACAATCAGTAAGCGCAAGTTACGCATCTAGTTCAACAAGCGCAAGTTACGCATCTAGTTCAACTTCAGCAAGTTATGCAGACACCGCAAGTTATGTAATAGGAGATATAGAAGGAACAGCAAGTTGGGCATTAAATGCCTCAGAAAGTGTAAGTTCAAGCTACGCATCAAGTTCATACTCAGCAAGTTTTGCCTCAAGCTCTACAAGCGCTAGTTTTGCATCTAGCTCAACAAGCGCAAGTTACGCATCTAGTTCAACTTCAGCAAGTTATGCATCAAGTTCATACACAGCAAGTTATGCATACACCGCAAGTTATGTAATAGGAACTATAGAAGGAACAGCAAGTTGGGCATTAAATGCCTCAGAAAGTGTAAGTTCAAGCTACGCATCAAGTTCATACTCAGCAAGTTTTGCCTCAAGCTCTACAAGCGCAAGTTACGCATCAAGTTCATACACAGCAAGTTATGCAGACACCGCAAGTTATGTAGAGGATCTTGATGTTACAACAACTTATTTAGAATTAACAGATACATTAGATACAACTTATGTAGATAAAAATTTATTTGTACCATTAGTTAGAGAAAACAGTGTCAGTCCATCTTTTGGAGAATTAATACTAACACAAACAATACCTAGTGCAAGCTTTGCATCAAGTTCATATTCAGCAAGTTACGCTTCAAGTTCAACTTCAGCAAGTTACGCATCTAGTTCAACTTCAGCAAGCCATGCATTAAATGCAGATAAAGCAATTTTTGCACAAACCTCAAGTAATTCTTTAACAACCGTTTGGGCGTCGTACGCAGATGAATCACTAACTGCAACCTCCTCAATAAGTTCAAGCTACGCAGATAATGCAAGTAGTTCACTTTTTGCCCTAACAGCAAGTTATGTAGATGGAATTGATAGTGTAGAAAGCGCAGACTATGCCGATATTGCTGGTATAGCATCAACAGTTAAAATAATAGCAGATGGTACTGATCAGTATAGGTTATTATTGGTAGATAGAGATGATTTATTTGGAGATGGTCAAGAAGAACACATAAGAGAAACTGAGGGTCTAATATGGTCAGGACTTAGTAATAGATTAGGAATAAATAATGTAAAACCTGTCTCAGAATTACATTTAGGAGGGGTACAATTTATAGATGGTGGTGTGTTTGAATGGGATCAGTACATTCCAGATGGTTTTGGAGGTGCCAATGCATTCCAATCAACCCTCCCTAATAATATTACAACACATCCTTATTACAACCCAGGAGGGGAAAGTAAACGAAACACACCTGGTATAATACTACCATGGGGTATAGGAATTTATAGTATAGATGTTAGAGGTAATGACCCTCTTACCCCTGTAGCTAATAATGGTATGCCTTGGTCTAACTTAATGTCTCATAGAGAGGAGAAACTCCAACTTGATATTGGTGATCCATTTAGTGGAGGTATTGGGGATATGAATTTCTTTACAGGTGGACAACGTGTGGGAGGTGGTTTTTACTTTAATGGACATGGTTCTCTAGCAGCTGCGGGACCAGGATTTGACCCGTTTGATCCATTTAACCCACCACCAGGTGGATTTGATATTGGAATGCTTAATGATACCCCTACATTATCTATAGAAGCAGGTAGTATGCTAAGTAGTGGTATAGGTATTACTAATCAAGCACAAGGTTCAGTAGGTATTAGAACAGCAAAAGGGTACCTTTCAGATTCCCATAATGCTCTTTATACTAAAGGTTCTTCAGTAATTTCTGATAGTTTAATAGTTGGTAGACAAATGAGTGTAGGTATTAAAGATATTTATAATCCTACTTTACTATCAACATACCAAGATGAAATAGATGCGGGAGGAGAGTGGGCAAATCAATATTCAGGTCCATTCCAATTTGAAATTCACCACCCAATAAATACATCCACACAAACATCTAAAGAGAATTCAGCTATAAGATTTAAAGTCAACGAATATGCGGAAGCCTCAACATATCATGTGAACTTTTTATTGAAAGAAGATGGATTTACTATACATAATAATGCCACAGCTAAAAGAGATATCAGAATCTCCACCCTTCAAACATTAACTGAAGATCAATTAGGTCCAGATGCAGATCCAGTTCTATATCCAACAGATAGAATACACATTGATAATAGACAAGGAACTGTAACTATAGGTACTGACAATTTCGTGGGAGGTCAAGCTGGTGTAGATGGTCCAGCTAAAGGTTATGGTCCTGCTTATAGTATCAACCCTGATAATTTAGATACTAATCAAAAATTAATTGTATGGGGTAGAACAAGAATGCATGGTAGACTATTAATTACAGGTAGTCAAGAAAATTCTCTACAAGGAAATCTGGGATCTTCAGAAGCAAACTCATATGGTGGTCCATATCCACTCTTTAAAGTAGACTCAGGAGATGCAGATGATAGTGGTAAATACCTTGCTGAATTAAAAAACCCAGATGATGACAAACCAAAAATATTAAAACTTGAAGGTGGGGGGGCTGCAAATGGTATAAGCTTCATCCAATTTAATAATTCAGAAGGTGAAATAGGTTCAATTGAATCTGCAATTTCAGCTGGAAATACATTAGCATATAATCAAACCTCAGATAGAAGACTTAAAACTAATATAAAATCAACAAATGAACTTGATAAATTATTAGAATTGAATCCTGTTACATTTAATTGGAAAACGGGTGGTGGTAAAGACATAGGTTTAATAGCTCAAGAAGTAGATAAAATTTATCCACATTTAGTTAGTAAAACAAATGAAGAAAGACTTCAAATGAATTACATTGGATTGGTACCTATGTTATTATCAGGAATTAAAGAACAACAAAAAATGATAAATTCTTTAGAAGAACGAATTAAAAAACTAGAAAATAAGTAATTTAATTGTTATTTTAAAAAAATTTAATATTTATATATAAACAACATAACTAAAACAAAATGAGTACATTATTAGTAAATACATTAGTCCCAGTTTCAGGAGACACTATAAATGTTTCTGGATCATTATCTATAGAGGGAGAAATTATATTAGGTGATAGCCCCACAGATTCTATTTCTTTTGATGGAAAAGTAAGTTCTAGTATTCTTCCCTCAAGTTCTAATATATTTAATTTAGGGGCCTCAACTCTTAAATGGAATAATGTTTATGCCACAAATTTTATAGGAACATCTAGTTTAGCATCAAATGCAGTTACTTCTAGTTATGCAATAACTTCTAGTCACACTAACACAGCTGACACAGTAACTGCAAATTCCCAACCTAATATAACATCATTGGGGCAATTAACATCATTACAAGTAGGAGCTATATCAGCAACTAGTTTATCTTCTAGTGGTACGGTTATAGCTGCTACCTTTGTAGGAGACGCCTCAGGACTAACAAATGTTACTGCATCAACTTCTACAATTACCACAGGAGTTATAACAAGTTCATTATATATAAGTGAAAGTTTAAGAGTAACTCATATAACTGCCTCCGGTAATATAAGTGCAAGTGGTACTGTATATGCTGATTCTTTTTCATCATTTGGAAATGACGATTTAATCTCGTTCCAGGATAATATAAACCTATCAGGGTCCTTTACCTCCTCAGGTACTATAACAGCGAGTGCATTATTTTCACCCACAATAAGGTTCCCAAACACCTATAATATGGCATCAGAAGGCCAATGGAGAATAAATAGCGCAGCTTATAGGGCAGTATCTTCAAGTGATTTCTTTGAAGCATTTATGCATGATTCTGGGTATATGACTATGGAATTTCCAGAAACTTTCCATATAGGTATTTTAAATAACTCAAATAATAGTACGGCATATGGTTCCAAACCATATCAATACTCCATTGGTGAGCAAATCAGTAGTGGTACTTTTTTACCTGGAGCTGGAGATACTTATTTTGCAATAGATTTTGATGGTAACACTATAACTAACAACATCACCTCCTCAGGTACTATAAGTGCAAGTAATAATATATATGGTAATAATTTATATTCTAACAATAGTTTATATTTAAATAATACTTCTAGTTTAAGCATTTCAACATCATCACTTCAAATAGGAACCCACTCTTCTATTACTGCAGTAGAATTTAATAACCCTATTACTTCCTCTATTGTAAGTGCTTCGGGGGATATTAAAGGAAATTCATTTACTTTACACATAAACTCACCAGCAGGAACTGATTCTAGTAACTTCACAGCTCATGGAAATAAAATCCAAATGAGAAATCAACTTCAATCAGCTATTACTAACGGATCTAATCAAAGATTTACTATAACTAACGATCAAGTAACCGAAGAATCTGTAATATATGGTAATTTTGTTTATAAAGAAAATATGGGGGGATTATCTCAATCTATAATCCAATGCCATGCGGATTCGGGTAGTTTCTTTGCTATGATCCATAATGAATCAGGAACATCCATATCCAACAATACATCATTTACTGCTTCGTTTGTAGTAATGTAGATATATTTATATAATGAACACAATAAAAAACAACTAAAAATGAGCATATTATACGTAAATACAATAACCCCCAATTCTGGCGACACAGTAACAGTATCAGGATCTCTAACAACTACAGGTAAATTTACCATTGGAGATAGTACGGGTGATACTGTAGCTATTACTGCGGAAATTACTTCAAGTTTAATCCCTGATTTAGATAATACCTTTAATTTAGGATCCTCCACCAAAGAATGGAAAGACTTATATGTCGATGGAGTTGCCTATCTTGACCAAATATCAGCTTCAGCTTTACCAACTAGTGAGGCGTCCGCCAATTCGGGCGAATTATATACATTAAGTGGTTCCCAATTATTTAGTAGTTCTTTAGTTACTACAGGACACATGAATTCGTTTGTTACTGCTAGTTTATTTGTATTTCTAAAATCATAATAATTTAAAATATATTTTTAATATACTAAAGACCCGTTTTTCGGGTCTTTTTTTTATATATATAACCATGACAAACATCACTTGGGATAACGCTAATTTTACATGGAATTCAAATTCATACACATGGGATGAAGTTCAATTAGTTGAAGAAATAGTTGAAACTATTCAACAAGGTGGGGGTAATATCGAAGATG